CGTCCTGGTCTCTCGAATACAGGAAAGACGCGGATAGGGGATTGAAGGAACACAGTACCGCACGCCGTTGGGAACAGTACCAGGCCGGAGAGATAAGCAGAAACAAGGCGATTGAATACGCAACCCGTCGCGCTATCAAAGATATTGATAAAGAGAAGAAACGCAAGCTTTCCCGCCTTGAAACCGCCGCAAAAGCTCCGGTTATATCCTCCGCGTCTATCTCCGTAACCTGGGCAAAGTCCCGCACGTGGGGCGCAAATCCAACCGCCGAATTTTGGAGCGCCGGAGAGGGTTATACCACGGGCCACGCCTCCGGTTGTGGCTATGACAAGGAAAGCGCCGCAATAGCGGAGGCTATGAATCAAAGCCCCGCCTCGCTGCGTATCCTTTACACCCTGGGAGAAGCTGCGTTAGAACGCGGCGAAAGCCCCGAAAGCAAAACCGCGTGCACTGGTTATAATTGGACAAGCTGCATCGGTTACGGCGCGGGTTATAGTGTACTTCCCTATTATGAGGGCGGTGTCGGTTCCTCTTGCTTCTGGTCTATCCTTGAAAAGGCCGGTTACAAGATACGTTGCGCGGGTTCCGGTAAAATGTTCGATTGCTATACCATCGAACGCGCCGAAAGCGCAACGGCATAACACAACCAACAACGCATAACGGAGGGATAAACAATGAAAAAAGCAAGCGCAACCGTCGTCTACAGTAGCGAACAAAAAAAGGTATTTAATGTTTCAATCGTTCAAGACGGTAAAATCATTCCCTTGAACAACGCCAACCCGGAATATACAACAATCAATTCAATTATTTGTTTAGTATTGATGCTAGCAAAGAACAACGGTTTTTACATTTCATCGTACAACGATTTTGGCGTAACCTGGTACAACATTCAATTCGTCGATATAGATAACCCGTCAAGCATTAACAAGTTTGGATATATCGCTTAATCCAATTGGTTTTTAGGCTGTACAGTTACCCACATTGTACAGCCAATAAAGCCAATAGGCCCACAACATAGCAGCGCAACGACACAATAGAACGGAGGTTTTTATCATGTTGATCAAGGCACAAGATAATCGCAATTACAGAACAGCGTCCCGTTGGATTAAGATCAACTATACTCTTGTCACTCCGCGTCATAGGCTGTATGACTATAGCGACGACGGCAACCTCTGCTTTTTCAGGCACAATAACATGATGTATGCAATCGGACAATTTGAACGGCTTGCCTATCCTATCATGTGGAACGACGACAACGGAAAATTGCAACATCTCTCCGGCTATGATTGTACATCCTGGTATAATCCCTATCTGATTGAAATTGACGACGGAGGCGAATACGTTCGGTTATGGTTGGAGGTTGCAGACAATGCTTAATCGCTATTGGACAACACCAACCGGTAAACGTTCGACGTTATACGCAGATATGTTAACCCAACCTCACCTATTGATTGCAGGCGCAACAGGTTCAGGAAAAAGCGTTGTCATTAACGGCATGATTCACGCAGCGCTTTTTGACAGTCCTGCCAAGGTTCAATTTATTCTCATTGACGTTAAGCGCGTTGAATTGTGCGAATATCGCCGCCTGCCTCATACTATAGCATATGCCGACAACGTTCCGAGTGCTATTACCGCCCTTGAAAAGGCGATTGTAATAATAGAGAATCGTTATAAGGATATGCAAAAGCGCAACCTGCGTAAATTCAATGGTTCTCACGTCTATATCGTAATAGACGAATTAGCAGATTTAATGACAACGGCAAAACGCTATGCCACTCCACTGATTCAACGCCTATGCCAAATTGGACGTGCTGCAAATGTTCACGTAATAGCTGCGACACAATGCCCAATTAGCGCCGTAATACCTACTCCAATAAAAGTCAATTTCGATTCACGCCTGGGATTAAGAACGCGCAGCAAGCAAGATTCGCGAAACATTTTAGGCGTTACGGGTTGCGAACAATTGCCCCGTTATGGACAAGGGTATTATATGACACCGGAGGGCTTGAATCTTTACAACCTGGCAATGATCCCAGACGATGAAAGACAACGCTTAATCAACTATTGGGGAAAGAACAACAAGCCCCGTTTGAAGGTATTCAAAAGCCTTTAACGGGGCTTTTTCTTTTGTCCTTGTCCTTTATTGCGTCATATACTCGGATAAGCTGTAAAGCCCCTTCTAACGCGCTACAATAGCATAAGCGCGTTGTTATTTTGTTTTGCGCAATGCTTATATGGCACAAATCAATCGCTTGTAACGCGCTACAATGCCCTTATTATCGCGTTTATGCTATTGTGTGATACTCTATACATGCGCAATTTGAAACGATTTTAGGCCTATTACAGGCCTTTACATGCGATTCTATAATATAAAGCGAATTAGCCTTACATAATCATATGTCAAGCACTTTAGCCTTACACAATATGTCATGCTATTTTGCTTGTCCCGATGGTCAAGATTGGTCAGATTTTCTCCGCGACATTTCTGCGACATTTCCGTTCTGCGACGTTCTGCGTTCTGCGTTCTGCGAAAATTCCCCGTTCTGCAACAAAAACGGAGCGCTGTTCTGCGCCCCGCTATGGTCTTTCGCTCTACATTGGTCACTTTACTATTATTTTCCACATTCGTCTATTGCAGTTTTCAAACCCTACTCCGTCAGACGATACGTTGTAAGGATATAATTAGTCTCCGAAAATCTCCATTGGTTTATTGTGTTTCTACACACTACACCCGATGTGCCTCTGCGTACTCTTTCATGCGCCGTCTGGCTGCTTCGATCTGTTCTGGGGTTCTACTCACCGGCTTTGCGAATCTGACCAGCTTTGCCGGGGCTTTGTACTTCTTCCCCATCGGCAAACCATCGTCCAAGATCACGCTGTCCACCCATACGCATTTGTATGAATCAGGTGCAGCATTACACAGATCATCCAACTTGCGCATATATCTCCGGTCTGACGTATAGATACATGCAATATTGTCGCTTCTGTTGATATTGACCGTTGTTTCCTGTTCTTCACTCTTTAGCCTATATCCCATATTCCTATCTCCGTTTCATCGCATTGTCAACGTATTTGAGCTCAATTTTCAGCTCAAAACGAGCTCAAACGAGCTCAAATTTTCAGCTCAAATCACTTGCTGTCATCCTCCACAAACGTTGTCTCGATTGCTTTTCCGTCGTCAAGATAGTACTTTTCAATCTCCGTCGCGGAAAGTTGCTTTTCGTTCTGTGAATTGGCCTGAACAACAACGTCTTGTTGATCTCGATACTGGAAAAGGTTCTTGGCAAGGAATATACCGTTTGCAGGATTGATTTTATTCTCCTGCATCCTGTCCACCCACACTTCTTCCAGCATCATGATTATACGCTGAATGAACGGCGCATGGGTTGTTTTCCGCGTGTCTCCGCGTTTCCATGCGTCAAGCGTTTCTTTGGTCACACCCAGCCAGTTAGCCCAACCAATGAGCTGAGGAACGGCATCCTCTCTTTCACAGAAATCCAGGTACATCTTTGTTCTATCCTCTATCTGCTGAATGTCCCGCAAGTCTATCGGCGGTAAATCCATTGAAACCCTGGCTTTGCGAAGATACCTTGCGTTCTTCCGTTCCTTATCGTCAGGGGATTCCCAACCTTTAGGAATCCCCAGCACTTCTCGGCTCAATCCGGGATTAGCTTCATAGGTTGCAAGCCTTGCTTCTTCCGTCTCCTTGGCCTTGCGTTCCCATGTCGCCTTGTTAGATGCCCTCATTTCCTCTGACCACGGGGCGGTATTCCCATCTCGTTTCCGGTTAGCCAAACGTTCCTTCTCTTTCCTGCGTTTGGCTATTGTTTTGTTGTACTGTTCTCGTTGTTCATCTGTCCACGGTTTACGTCCCACATCATCAATCCTCCTAATATCTCACGCTCACAATCTGCCTGTATTCCTTTTCTGCACCCTCCAAGTCACCATTTCGAGCTCGGCTCCATAGACTTGACTTTTGAGCCGAAGTGAGGGTTTTACTGGCCTTGATCTTTCGCGTGAAGTTCTCGATAGCATTATACTTGGCAATATCCCGCACGTCATTCTCTGTCAGCCTTATCATGTCATGTATCAATGATGTGCGCATACTCAGCCCTCCTTCGGCTCAATCCCCAGCTTCTCTGCGATATCGGCGGGAATGGATTCAAGCAGTTTCGGCATAGGATGCCCAATACCGCCATTTTGATTTTCCTTGATTACACCTTGCGTAATGAGCCATTCTTCCCATGTCGGATATTTCGGCTCCGGGTGTTCTGCCGCCCAGCGCATTACTGTAGCCGCAAAATGCGCAGGTTTCTCAAACGCAATCTTCCTGCATTGTCCGATATTGCAATTCGGATATGATGTACACACCGGACAGCTTTTTTGCATCTTATCACGACTGTAATACCAGCACATCCGCTTGAATTGCTTGATAATCTCACTGAATTCAGCCATCATTTCTCCTCCTTCGGCGGTTCTGGAAGCGGCATCCAATGCGTTACACTGTCGCATTTAGTATCACAATCACCCTGTTCCTTCTGCCAAGCCTCGCGCACCAACCACACGGCCTTGCTCAATTCTTTGTCCTTGTTTAGCACATCGAGAAACTTCTCGGTTATCCACCACATCGGGATAGCGTCGATGGTGGGCGCACCTTTTATGATCGCCAACGGAACACTTGCGGCTATCATGCTTATACCGTGCGATTCCATGATGTTTATCGCGCCCTGTACGGCGTCCAGCAGTTTCTCCCCGTCAATCAATCGCGCCATACTCTACCACCTTCGGAATAAAACCATAGCACGCTTCATGATATGGCCGTCTTTCACAATTCCGCGCAAAGCACCAACGCCATTCCCGGTCATAGCACGCGCATTTCTCGCAGAAAATCATACTTCGCCCCCCTTCGCGCCAATTATGAGTTGTGATTCGGGCAGAGTTTCCATCCACCCGCAAAACTCCCGCCATTCCGGCAACCTGTGCGGACTTCTCTGAACGTGCATCGTTTTCAGTTGACGATAGTTCGTGTTGATACGCATGGTATAAATAAATCCATTCGGATTGCTATACAGCACGCGCAAATAATTCTCCGGCGTCGGGTCCTCGTTGTATTTGTCCACCAACTCTTTCATGACGTCAATCATCCGCTGATCGACATACTTGCAATATGCTTTGTCCAGGTCGAAGCGGGTGATCCGGTGCATGGTCGAGTTGCAGCTCACGATGTCCGCGAAATGGTAACGCTCGAATTCGATCAGCGCCTTGGCGGTCAGGCTGATGTCGAAAGCCACGCGAATGCCACACAACCAATTGTCGTGGCCGGTGCCCATGTCGCACTTGGCCAGCTTCACCGCGGTGGGTGTTAGCTCCGTTGCCGTGGGGTCGGGCTCGATCTGCATCGGGTACTTCGATGCCGCGATGCTTTCTTTTAGGTCGTACACCCACGCATTGTGAATCCGAATCATGCTGTCGGGTGAAGTCATATCAGGCAGATAAATTACGCTCATTCTTTTCACCTTTCCTTTCACATTTCTTCGCGTCGTTCTTGATAGATGCACTTCACAACCTTTTCGGCAGTTTCCGCGACCATAATATGAGCGCCACCCACCAGATTCACCACTGTGCAGCTTTCATCGTATGAATATGGTTCTATCGTTGTGATGTTCGCAGTGTTCACGTATACCGGTGACCCGTTATATGCAGTTGTCAGCTTGATGTAAACCATTATTTGCTCTCCTTTCGTTCACCGTCCATCCTCGCGCCGCAATGCGGGCAGTATGGTGTTTCATTCGCTGTGTCTGTACATACGCCACACGCGCTGCAAGATACCCACGGCATAAAATCATCGTCATGGAAAATCCACCGCCCATGCACCACAGGCGCGGCATCCACGGCGTTCACGTCCTCCACGGCATCAATCGCGTCCAGCACCCCGCCAAGCCAGTCCTCCCGTTCCAACGGATTCTCGCACACCTTGCGGATATAGGCTGCATCCGGGAAAGCCGTCGCACCCACAATCGCGTCAATCGCCGCCGCCTTTGAAATCAGTTCCATGTCAGTCCTCCCGCCTTTCGCCGTCTGCGCAGAAGTAGTCTGGACTACGGCGAACCCCGTACTGCCCTCTGATGCAAATACTGGGATTGTATCTGCGGTCAGGTTCTCCGGACTTCGCCAGATAATCCCTCGCGTAATACTTACAATCCCTGCATCGCACCACATCCACGCGGTCACTGGTTCTCGTCACGTTCTGCATCTGCCGTCCTCCTGTTCCATGCTTCTGCGGCTTTTTCTCTATCATCATGCCATATATTCAAATCACCGTTCGCACCAAGGCTCATTCGTATAAACCCCCTCGACCCGGGAGCTTTTACCCCACATCCTTTACACTCAATGTCAAAACCAAGCTGAAATGCGCTATCCGTTCTCACAAATGAAGTTTGAGAAAACCACGCTTTTTCTCCGCAAAACGGGCACGGTTTCAATTCCACGGTATCGCCCCCTAATCCGTTGTAATCCATTCTCCAATGTTATCCTTCCTTGGGCGGTGTCGAGTTGTCTATAAAAGCCTTGCATTTTTTACACGCCACCAAATATTCATCTGTAGCCATATCAATAACTCCATAGCAATACACCCTGTTGTCATCAGGCCCATATTCATGTCTTGTAGTATGTGCCTTAACACAGAACGGCAACAATGGCGCATTGCGTAAATGCTTTCTATCTACAGTTTTTCCCACTATCCCGCCTCCTGTTCTTTCTGCCATTCTTCATATAACATCTGTGCGTATCGCCTATATAGCGGCGCTCTTTCTGGGTTGTTTGCTTGTTCAATCAACCACTCCACCGGGATAGCGTCAACGGCGGGCACGCCGTTCAGCAAATCTGTAATGATTGCCCGTTTCTCGTCAGCATCATCAACTTCGTACCCGTCCTCGTCACGCCATCCCATATTGGTCATCAGATAATCAATCGCCGCCGCCCTTGAAATCAGGTCATCCATCAATCTATACCTCCCCAACCTCGTCCCGGACACGTTCTGCAATCCTTCAAAAAATCAGTGCAACAGTCGTATGTGTGGTGGCAAACATAGCGAATAATCCATCTGTACCACCACATTCTGATTCTTTCAAACAGCGGTATCATCATTCTTCTTTTGATCAATCATCTCGCAACCTCCGCATCCACCTGGGTATGATTCGTGTCCTGCTTGCATACATAACAATACATGGTCTTGATATGCCCACTGTGCGACATACCGTCTGTCTTAGGAGCTGTAACAACGATCCCACATACGGGGCATCGAAAATACCGGAGTGTCCAGCATGACTTACGTAGCACCCTTATCACCATTCTCCATGCGGTATTTCAACCTCGCAATCTTGTTCGCTACAATGGACTGTACAGCAGCCTTATTGTGAAAAATCATCTCCAACTGTCGCATGGTCACGTACACGTCTGCCATCTCTGCGGTAATCAGACCCAGGGAGCGATCACGCATTTCAACGTTGTTGACGAACGCGCCGGATAATACCCCTTCAACCCAGCGGCAAAGTTCCTTTTGCAACTCGGACAGTTCTTCTGTCGCCTTGATCACCTGGTGGGTCTCGCCGTATCTGCTGATAGCCATTTTCAGCACTTCTTCCTCATACAAGTCCATTTTTCTTCCTGCCCCCTCCGCTTTTTACCGGCTTAGTTAGTGCTTCTTCCATTGTCATTCCTTTGTCCAGTCTTGCATAGATCGTATAGGGATTTATCCCATATTCCTCAGCCCAAGCAAGTACTCCCTGCCGCTTGCCGAAAGCCAAATGCACCTTGTTCTTGGCGCGCACTTTAAGCTGTAGCGCCTGTTCTAGCGGCATCCCCTCCTTTATTCGTTTGCGAAGGGTTTTCTCGGTGATATGATACTCTTTAGCCCACTGTGAGATCGTCTGTGACTTGCCGTTTAGCTCATACTCTTGCCCCCTGTGCTTGTATACAGCAGAGAAGGGGGAGATGCTTCGGCGCAACGCTTTGACTTCCTCACACTCTCCCCTACTGCACGTTACACGGTTGCAGGACAAGCACATGCCTATCAGTCGCGGATCATTATCTAGCCTTTGTTCATCGTAGATTTTGATATGACTTCCGCGCATATCCCCCACCTTTTTCTCGTAGCATGGTCGGCTTGCTGTTTCAGGCGTACACGTTGTGTCTGCTTCGCCGCGAAATCATCCAAGGTCGTATCTAACGCCTTTTTCGCATTGACCTTCTCGCGTTCCGCATCCTTCGCCTTGACGTATTCATCCCATTCAGAACAATGAGCATGACAATACTGTGTGCGCTTAAAGCAGCCAAGCCCCCCGTTATAGCATGGTACTTGTACTTTCGGCATATGCTCCCCCTAGAAATGTCTCTGCGCGTATTTCGCCAAAAGGAGACTTTCGGCAATTCCATCTGACGGTACTCTACTTCTTTCCGTCGCAAGCAGATTAACACTAGGGAACAATTTCCCGCATACTTCAATGCTTTTCTGCTTGCTGCTATCAAGTCCGAAGTCCTTCTTCCACACACGCGGAGAAACTAGCTGAAACGGTAATCCTAGTGCCGTCAACACACCCTCAATGAACCCGGCAGACTTTCCGAATGAGAACATGCTAGTCACACCCTGTCCGGGCATCGCATTAACCTTCTCCACACATGCGATCATCCCCATTCCGCATTCCGAATATTCGACCATTTTACGCACGAATTCCATATCATCCCATAGTTGGGCTTGAACGGTGTCATGAACGGTGTCGATGATTGCGAATCCACCTTTTCTTCCGGGGTCGATTCCGATGTAGATCATCATATCTCACCACTTTCTATGTCGTACATCGCCTTGAAAAACGGATAGAACTGCTGCGGAACTACTGCGTTCCCAAGGCATTTAATTCTGTCCACCCTATTGGGAATCCCATAAGCCACTCTATCCACGTTGGGTTCACATAGCCAATTCTCCCAAGCGGAGTGACTTCCAGAAGCTCTGGAAGAAGGTGTCTGTAATACCCCCCCCCTAAAAATCTGTTCAGTGCACCGCCTCTGTGATCTCTCTGCGTCGGCGTCGGAATCAATCGAGTAAACTCCTGTTCGTAACCCATCAACCATTCCAGCAGCGCGGGGTTCGTCTTGCCGCCGTTCCCCTGTGACATTTGCCGGCGTTCCTCCTCCGTTATCAATCCGGCATTTGCCATCGCTTTTAACGTCTTGAAGTTCCCCGTCCCTCCGCACAGCGCCGCTCCCGTTGACGGCGTAGGCCACAATAGCGACGCGGTATCTTTTGTGTGGGGCATCGACACCGCAAGCCGGAATAACAAACGGTTGGACTTCGTAACCAATGGCTTCCAAGTCAGATAGCACCGTGTCGAGTGCCAAATCGATGATTCCAGGCACATTCTCACCAAGCACCCAAGTGGGCCTGATTTCTGATATGACGCGGCACATTTCCGGCCAGAGGAAACGGTCATCTTCCTTGCCTTTTCGCTTCCCGGCAATGCTAAACGGTTGACAGGGGAATCCACCGGAAATAACGTCAACTGTTCGTAATCCTGTTCGTTCATTGAAACTGTCTCCTGTCAGTGTTCGTATATCGCGCCATCTCGGAACATCCGGCCAGTGCTTTTCCAGCACCTTTGTTGGATAGTCTGCCCATTCGCACTGTCCAACCGTCACGAATCCGGCAGCTTCGGCGGCAAGGTCAAGCCCACCTATCCCGCTGAACAATGATAAATGTGTAAGGGTTCTACTCATGGTGTTTGTCATCGTCCTCAATGTCCGCGCCTCCCAACGCACCGATCACCGTCATCACAGCAGCCAGCACACCCAGGATCACGAACAGCGCCACGATAAAAGCACCCACACCAGCAGCGGCACTGAGGCCGATAGCAACACCACGTTCAATGTAAGTCAAAAGTCACACCTCCTTCAAGTATTCAGGAACTTACTCAACTGACTTCCCTGATTCAACTTCTTGCGAATAGATTCTTCCGGCATAATTACTAGCTCGGTCATCCTCTGAATCCTGTCAATGATTCGCTCGTCGTAGGACAACGCACCCGGCGCATGGTTGGATGTGAAAATCGTCGGTCTACACTGTGTCATGCGGTAGTCCAGGATGGAGTATACAGTCTCATTGACCCATGCAGACTGTTTCTCCACGCCTATATCGTCCAGTATCAACACTTCGCTATTCCGACATATGTCAATAATGTCTGAGCTCGATGTGCTGCTTTCCCTGTCATACCCAGCCTTGATCTCCTGCAACAACGAGGTCATGTTGTACCAACGCACCCGATGTCCCTTGCGTGACAACTCATTGCCCAGGATTGTCGAGAGGAATGTCTTGCCAGTTCCGCGTTCCTTTGAATAGAAGTACAGCCCACCGCCTGAGTATTGCGCTACGATCATCGAATAGTTCTCAATGTACCTCTTGACCATATCGTAGGCTTTCTGCGCCTTGCCCTGGTTATTGTAGCTGTACAATCCCACCGAGAACTTGTCCAATGTCCTGTTTTGGAAGTATTCAGGGAAGGAATTGACGGGCTGTGAATCAGAAAACAGGACATCGGGATCGGCAACAAAGCAAGGACAACCGGACAACTCTGATTTCACCAACTGTATACCATGCGCCTCGTCCCATGCGCGGACTGAGTTGCCCGGTTGAAAATACCACGACCAGTAATCAACCGAAGTTTTCTCCCCTTGCGTTGATTTCGTCAATGATTCGCTGCTGTTCGGGAGTGATTTCGATTTCTTCAACACATCCTGTACACTCTGCATCTGTGTCCTCCGATTCATCCTCCCACCGGCGCTGATTCAGATAGGTACTTGGGTGGGGAATGTACTGCATGTCCTTCTTCTTCCACTCCACGCCAATGCGCCGGTTTATATCAGCAAGGATCATCTCAACCACATCGTCAGACGGCTTTAACGCTTTCCACGCCTTTTGTGCCTGGGGCTTTGCTACTTTCCTGGGATATGCTTTCCAGAAACGGGCGAACGATATATCTGAGTTTATATCAGAATTTATATCTGTATTTATATCTGGTATTGGTTTCCGATTTTCGGTAAATCCATTTCCGATTTCCTGTTCTTCCATTTCCGAAATTTCAGAAATGGATTTCCGATTTTTCAGAAATGCGTACCCAAAGTCGGTAACTGCATACCAAGCTGTTCTGTCATAGGTGCTCTTGTTGTAGTTTCCCTTGACTATCATGCCAGAATCAATCAGCTTTTTAATTGCTGTGTCAATCTGACTTTTTGACAGATACGGAAACAGTTCAAGTAGCGCCTTTACGCTGTTGTATGTCCAGAAGCGTCCGTCGAAAAAGTTCACGCTGTTCGCTTGGCTGTGTTGACACCAAAACACAATGTTCTGGAACAGTACAGCGGCAACGATGCCAACATGCTTTGCAACATCAACATCGAACATGTGATTCAATCATTATCACCGCTTTCTTGTGGTTCAAACATCTGTATCTGTGCCGTTTCCTGTTCGAGCCGTTCCTTCGCCATTGCGTAGTATGTCGGGTCGATCTCGAAACCAACGTACTATAACCCAGCCCTGTGAAATGCTATCAGGCTTGACGCACTGCCAACATGAGTATCAAGAATCTTCTCAGTTGGGGACTTAACGTAGTTAGCTACAAGGAACTCATACAACTCGACAGGCTTTTGCGTTGGGTGAATCTTCCCTCCCCTTGTATTACCCATTCGGAAGATAGCAGCAGGTTTGTCGAAACTTGTCCACGCAAGTTCAAACTGGCTAAAATTCTTCCAGGGTTGTTTCTTGTCCCACGCAATTACGCATCTAGTCGGAGGTAGATCGAAGTAGTTGCCACCCCATATGATCTGATTCTTGCTTACCCGCATCAGCTCAGTGAAATACTCAGGGCCGGGTGTAGCAATGTCCCATTCACAATTGGATTTGTTTAGAACCCTGCCGCCGAGTTTGCCACAGCCATGATTTAAGCGTTGCGTAGCACGTAATCTCACAGCCGTACCGTACTTGTTGCCCTTGTCCTTACTAGCGCCTGAGCCGTTGTTGAACTTCGGAGCGTTGATACCATATGGAGGGTCTACAATCGCCAGCTCAAAGAACTTGTCCGGGAACTGCTTCATCCCTTCCATACAGTCCATATTGTAGAATCCTGGCCCTAGCATCTACGCATCATCCTCGTCATCATCTTCGTACAGGATTTCCATTTCTTCATACGGGTCATTCAACTTCTCATACGGGCAGTGTTTCACGTTACACCAATTACAATCCTCTGCCAGCTTACAGTAGTGCATATTAGCCATGATAAAGAGTGCCTTTTGACCGGGAGGCATAACCCGAAACCTGCGTTAGAACGGAAGTTCCTCGTCGTGAACCTCGGTGAAACCGTTAGCGGGAGCAGCCGGAGTGTTGCGCTGAACAGTCCTGCGGCGGGGAGGATCAATGCCCTCGCGGGCGGTCTTGACGGAGATAGCGTAGAACGGTTTGACCGCTGCACGTACAGCACCGTCATCTCCGACAAATTCTTCCTCACCGAAGTTGAACGCAACCATCTTGTTCTTCAAAGTTTCCTCGTTGCACTGAGAGGCTTTGAAGCTGTACCCGGCATTGGATTCTTCTACGGCAGTGATCAAACCCTTGAAGAACGTGTTGGTCTTGCCGTCCTTCGTGAGGATGCTTGTGCGGAAGATACCGGAGTTGGGCCACTTAGCGGAAGGATTCTGCTTACGCAAGCCCTCGAACCTGGCCTTATACTTGCCGTCGAACTTGCTGCCCTCGGCAATGTCAAACGCAATCTCCAACATCTGAGCGCCGCTTACGGTGGTAATCAGGCGGGAGCCGACAATACGGCAACAGTGAGGGCCAACGGGCAGGGGAGTAGCGGTCTGACCGCTATAGGATTTCGCAGAATCGTAATCGTTCGGAAGATTCAATGTGTTTTCCCTCCTTAGTAGTCTTTGAGTACATCAAGCACAGCTTGCATGTCGTTAGGAATCTCTGCCGATTCAAACGCACCCATCGGGGTCTTGCAGGTGTTCCGGTTGGTCTGCGTCTCGAATACATACCCGTCGCTGGTACGTTTGCAGAGCAGTACAGTGGTGAAATACTTCTCCAAGCCGATCTTGTTCAGCTTTTTGCCATTGGTGAGAATCCGGGTGAAGCGCTCACCCGTGGTATCGTCAATCTCAGTCTGAACATGGGCCAGGATGATAACATTTAAGTCATCACGCA